TCCCACCTAAATAAGGTCTAGCCATAATAAGCCTCCTTACGCTGTGATCTTAAACAGATGATGACTTTCAATTAGCTGTATTCCTACACCTTCATCAGACATATATTGATCTTTAACACCATCAAAGGCATTATCGGTTTTAATGTTTGTCTGATACATAGATGGACGATAAACTGCATGGAATAGATTCTCATCAGATACAACAGCCATATACTTGTTATAAGGCCCACGTAATGCTGGAGTTGGAATCAACTGTAACATGCCGTGAGGTGTTTCAAGTACTCTATAGTTAAAACCAAGAGAATCACGTTTCATATCTCCAAGGGAAACTGTCCAACCCGAGTTGCCAGCCATTCCAGAAGCACCAGCCATTTTAGACCAGTATCCTAAAGCTCCAGCACCTACAAATGCACGCTTCATACCTGTTTCAGGAACATACTGAAATACCTTTTCCATATCATCTACAAAATTGGAATATCCATATGAACTATCAACAGTAAATACGTTTTGTGCATCATGAGTTGAAGTATCTTCACCGTATGTTTCAAGAGCTGAAATTATACCGTAAGTTGTTCTTACCAAGTTGCCATCTGAATCTACATTACCACCATCAGCAAATGTTTCATCGTTGTTTGTATCGTTATTTCCAGCACCATAAGAAGCTTCTTGTAAGCCAGTTCCACCAAAACGTTTACCAAATAAGAAAGCTTTTTCTTTTTGCATTTTGTGTTCTTGTGCTTTCATTCTACGAAGTCTAGCCAATTCTGAAGACTCTCCACGAAGAACCGCTGCTTCTAGCGTACCAGTTACCTGTAGAGGAGTTTTAAAGATTTGGGTAGAATTGTAAACGACTTGCAATTCATCTGACCATGCTTCAGGTGATGAACTACCTTCACCCTGTGCATTACCAATTACTAAGAATATATCGTTATCTGCTAAAGCAATATCATTTCCAGTTGATGTCCATATTCCAGTAACCACAATTACCGTTGAACTAGTTACTGACTGAACTCTAACAACTGCTTTTTTACTTCCATAACCAGTTGTCCATACTTCAGCAACAATACCTTTTAAACTATCATCAATTGAAATATTAGTTGCTGTATCTACAGTAACAGTTGTTGTTGTAGTTCCATCTGAATCAATGTCATCTGTATCGCTATTACATAACCATGTTTGTTTTACCCAAGGATTTCTATGTTCAAACATTTTAAATACTGGGTCTGGGACTTTTCGCATTTCCTGATTACTAATCAATGTAGTAAAAGGGGCAACGTCTGTCCATAACTCCTTAGTGACCTGAGGATCGATGTAAAAATTTCGTCGATCGTCATAAAGCACACCAGAAGCCTTTAGTAGCTTTTCTGTAGCTGCCATTTTCTAACTCCTATGTTATATCTACTTATAATTGTAAGTAGATGTGTTTTCTAGCTTACTTTATAACTTACCTTCCCAATAAAGCATCACTAAACATCTGCTCGTCAGTACGAGGTTGTTCAGATTTGCCAGCTTGAACTGCTGCTGTTTTAGGCATAGCCAAACGACCTGCTTCATTTTGCATTTGTTCAGTTCTTTGCTTTACTACTGGGTTTGGGTTCGTTCTTAATTCAAACAACTTAGCTAAATTATCTAAAGTAAGATTTTGAGGATTCTGCGACCACGATACAAACTCTGCTGCTTTACCTGTATCCCATCCAAAATTATTTACAGCGTGGCTCATTGCCTGTCTCTGTACCATTTGAACTTGTTGTTGTTGCATTTGTGCTTGATATTGTTGTTGCAGTTCTGCCTCACGTACTTGATCTTTTTCTTTTAAAAAATCTAAATACTTATCTCTATAAGACTCTTTAGCTAATCGATACTTAAATGAATCACTATTTGGATCATTATAAGCATCGACCTCATTGTATGAATGCGGTTTTTCAGGTGCTGTAGGCTCCTTCAATGAAGGCTCTTGAAATCCTTGATTTGGGTATCCTTGAGCTTGTCCATCGGAGGGTGAGGTTTGCTGTTCTGTAGGATTATTTATCATTTGTTTATATTGATTTAATTCCTGACGTAAAGCATTGACCTCGCCCTTGGCTTTATCAGTCTGCGATTGCCAATATTCAAAACGAGTTGTGTCTTCTCTTGGGGAAACGTTTTCTGTTGGTTGTGATTCAGTAATTGGTTCAGCCATTCCTGTCTGAGTGTTTAAATTCTCAGTAGGTGTTTCCCCTTGTGGAATACTTGGTGTCTCCGTTTGAAGTCCAAAGTTTTCTACTTCAGGCTGTCCAGCATTACTTGTTTCTATGATATTCTCCATTTTTTTCCTTTATGTGATTTGGTTATTTCCAGCAACCACTTCTTCAATTTTTATCTAAAATCCTCTGGCATCATTTGATTTCCTAAAGGTAAGTCTTTTGTAAATGGATTTTCAGAATTACCTAAAGGATAATGTTTAAGAATAAAATCTTCAGGACTTTCATTTTTTGATAGAATTAAATTATCCCATTCATATTTTCCATCTTTTCTTTTTTTAAAATTTCCTGAAACATAAGATCTAATAGTATCTACTTCCTCTGCAAAATCTTCATTAAAACTTGGAAACCCTCCATAAAGATTTTTATCATTCATTGGAATACTTAATATTTGATCTTTTAATTTTTGAGGTATTTCTGTTTTTGAATACATATGTTCTTTAGCAATATTTAAAAGCATTCTTACTTCATTTTTATCCATTATCTAAAATCTCCTTTGCTCATAGTATTGCTTTTAGGTAAATCCTTTGTGTAAGGGTTATTTTCTAAATCTTCTAATGGAATAAATTTTGCCCCACCAAAAACACTAAAATCATATGCGTGTTTTTTGCCATCAATTTCATAAATAATATCTCTATTATCTGTTCCCAAATTGCTTTGAGCTGCATAAAAATTTATATAATTAGCGTGTTTTTCTGGTTCTTCATTTAACTTTACTACAAGGCGATCACCTTCAATTTTTATTTCTGGCATATAAGTAAAATTGTTTTCATTGTTGTTTTTTGTAAATTCGTGATTATATGTACCTTCAATTTGATTTTTTTTAAATTGTAAAGGATTTTCTTTATCTGACATTTCAGCTGATTTTCCGTATTTATCTCCATAAATATTTTTACCAGACCCACCCCATGTTTCTGGACGGCTTATATCTGCTCCTAGGTTAATATCAAAAATACTCATTTATTCCTCCAACATTAACAGTTCTTCATTCATTTCTCTGGCTGTATTTCTACGCTCATTAAAATCTTGAATATCTTCTTTTGCTACTTTAAGCTCATCAGCCAAACGTGTTTGATATAACTTAGATGCCATTTCAACTTTTGCTTCAGCTTTAGCTAGTTTCTTTTCAAATTCTTTAACCTCTACACGTTTACGATCATGTAAGGACTCCCTTTGTGCTGTCTGTAGATCACCTTTAAGCTTTTTAATTTCTTGCTGTTGTGCTTGAATTTGTTGTTGCATTTGTTGCATTTGACCAGAACGTTGCATTACTCCTTCCATATCAGCAACATCGGTTTGCTTTAGCACTTCAATCTGATCAATTAAACCAGAAGAGTATAATTGCATGTAGTACTCAAACCTTGCCCAGCGATTTGATGGTAATGTTGACCCTGATAAAACAATCACATCATATTTACCAATAGTAATATCATTGACTTTCCCCATTAGATTGCCAACATCATCATATAAAGGACTATTAATTTCCATTTGTAAAGGACGATTATTGGGTTGCATTAATCGAAAAACTTTTTGATCGGTATAAACATATTGAACTAAACTTACTACTGACCTCGCTAATTGATTAATACATTCTTCAATATCATCTCTTTTTGATTTAATTCTTCTTTGGCCATACTCATCAATTGCTAGCGTGCCTTTATAAGTTTGAGGCATTGATGATGGATCGCCTTGCATTAACGCATAAATACCTAATATCCGTTCAATGTCTGCTTTAGCATCTGCTTCGTTTTTATATAATTCATTTGGCAATGGAACAGGCCCTGCTACAATAGGTTGCCCTAATTCTGGATCAAACTCAATAACAGCTGTACCAGCTTTACCCCACTCTTCTTCTAAATGTTGTTTATTCATACTCCCACGAGGAATTAATAACTTTACATTTGTAGAACTTGAAGCATGAGCTACAATTAAAGATCTAATTTTATTAATATACTCCTGTAGCCCCTTAACTAATCTAACATCGCTATTTGGATAAGGATTACGATTAAATCCATTCATAAAAGGCACAATAGGATAATCTTCAACAGGTAAATCAACCATGTAAAGTTGAACATCTCCAACACTTACACATTGTTGTATTTGTGTAATTTCAATTTGATTAACCATAATTCCACCATCTTCAATTAATTCATTTTTGGTTAATATATCAATAGTTGTTGTTGAATTAGGAATAGATCCATCATGTTCTTCACCTGCCATTGGAACAGCTTGTCCTGTTTGAGGATCTAACATTAAATGATATGTTGTTCCAACCTCTTGAGCTATTTGCATATAATCATTTACATTTTTTTTATCAGTATAAATAGTCTGCTCTCCAGCAGATGTTACTAAAACAATAGGTTCTTTTTTATATGCTTCATAGTCTACTTCATTTAATATTTTTTGATCATCACTTAAAGGATCGTATATTTTGTAGTAAGGACTCTTAATACGAGTATAGCGTTCAAATAACTCTAGCTCTCTTTCATCAGTAATAGATGTACCAGTCATTCGCCTTTTTAATGTTACATCTTCATCTTTTAAAGCA